AACTCATCTGTTGGTTTTTTAAAGGGTGACCAAATCAACTTATTGCAACTTGGTGTTGGTCAGGTAACTGTCGTTGCTGGTGCTGGTGTTACTCTGGTTGCTCAGGCTGACAAAAAGAAGTTAAATGGTCAATATGCTATTGCAACCGTAATTAAGATTGACGATACTAATGCTTGGGTTATTGTTGGGAATACAGCAGTTTAATTATGCAAATACTTGCATCTGTTGGCGGTTCGGAAAAGTTGGTTGACCCAACTTTTTCTGTAACTGCAACAACATGTAGTGGTTTTACTGTAAGTATAACAAACTATTCTGGCAGTAACACATATTCTGTTTCTGCTTCCGCTGGTTCCGTTTCTCATGCAACAGGGACGATTACTGTTACTGGTTTGGCTAAAGGTCAAAGTTCAACTGTTACCACAACCGTAACCCGTGCTGGTTTTGATGCTAGTAGTGGTACTGTTTCTAGTAGTTCTTATGTGGCTTGTTCCTCATGCAACTTTGCTTACTCTGGAACTGAATTCTGTGGTTGCTTTAGCGGTATTCAATGGAACTACGATGTGACTTACAGAAGTGGTGTCCCAGGAGGTTGCTGTCCTGCGGATTGCGCACCGCTTATTGGTGGTTGTTACTCAACTGGCGCTGCTGGTGTTTGTTAATATAATAATGAAAAAGGAAGCATATGTCAAATAATATACCAGTCCCACAATACGACCCTGAATATAATGCAGCATATAAAGTTTTTGCTTTTGTTGTTGATGGTGAGGTTGCTTGGGTCCACAGGGTTGATACTCGTGTTGAACAGGCTGTTGCTGTAATGTCATCCAATCCAGAAGTAGTTGTTGTTCCAGATGAAATTGTTGGCGACATCAATTATGGTTGGAAGTATAGTGATGGTTCTTTTAGCGAATAATCATGAGCGCTTGGAGCGAGTACAAAAAACGGTTAGGTGATACTCGTCCTTGGGATTTGTTGAACCATAATGTGCCAAAAGTCACAAATGAAGTATCTGATGCCAGAATGGATATTTGTAATGATTGCGCACATTTAACGGTAACTAAACAATGCACTCAATGTGGTTGTTTTATGGCTGGTAAAGTTAAACTTGAGGCTGCTGTTTGTCCTTTGGGCAAATGGTAGGGAACAACCAGCCTATAGTATGGAAAAGATTAAAGCGTTTACCTATAACAACCCTGTCCGTGTGGCTGCGTTTGTTTCTGCTACGGTTGCTTTGGTTGCTTCCTTTTTGGTACCAGATGTACCAAGTGAAACAGTTGTTGTGTTTGTTTTGTCGGCATTGGGGTTGGGCGAGTACGCCCAACGAGCCGAAAACAAAAAAACCGATGAAGCGCTGTTCACCGAGGTTCCTAGCGAGGACGACTTAGTTTGAAATATACTGGCACATCCGATGGGATAGCCAAAGGTAAACGCAAAGGCACAGAAGCCTTTGTGAAACATGTCTCACTGCTATCTAAGCGCAACCTGTGGAATAATGGGACTTGGGTGGTTCGCCCAATCAAGGGAAAATCACAATACCTTAGCGTTCACTCAACGGGTCGGGCTATGGACCTTAGTTGGCGTGGCAAGTCCCGTGCAGAAGCGAACAAGGTTATTGAAATGATTGTTGCCAACGCCGATAAACTTGGTGTAGAAATGGTCCTAGATTATTTCCCTAAGCCATATGGGCGTGGTTACAAGTGTACCCGTAAAAGATGGATGAAATACACAAAACATACCCTTGGGGGTGCTCCTAGGGGTGACTGGTATCACATAGAAATCAGTCCAGAGTTTGCCGATGACCCGAAGAAGGTCCACGAAGCGTTTAAGGCTTTGTTCAAGTAATATTCCCAATTATCGGCTTTAGCCGTATAGGATGGTGTTATGAAAAAGATTCTGATTCTGGCTATTGCCATATCTGTTTTGGGTTTCCCCAGTCTTGTCCACGCTAAGAATTATCCTAGTATTAAATGTAGGAACCATTATGACATTATTACTATGATTGCCACATCCAAGGAAATGGTGTATCAGGTGGATTATATTATGTGGCGGGAATCCCGATGTATAACATCGGTAATTAACCGAAAAGACCCTAATGGTGGTTCGCTTGGATTGTTTCAGATTAACAAGTTTTGGTGTAAACCAAACCGTTACACCAAAAAGGGTTTCCTTCAAGATGCTGGTGTATTAACCAAATGCAAGGAACTTTATAATCCTGAGGTGGCAGCGAAGGCTTTTATGGCTATTTATGATTATGCCCATAATCGTTATGGTGATGGTTTCGGTCCGTGGGGAGGCAAACCTAGGTGGACTTAAACGCTTTACTAAATGAGAAGGAGTGGCGTAAATGTCGTGGTCCTGAGAACGCTACGATTGAGCAACAACTGGAGGCGTTCAAATATTTTTGTGAAACTTTTTGGTGTATTAAACATCCTGAAAAGGGTCGTATAAAGTTTAATTTGCGTGATTCGCAAATTGAAACAGTTAAAACTTGGATGTCGGAGCGTTATACGATTGTTTTGAAAGCCCGTCAGATTGGGTTTTCTACATTAGCGGCTGCATACGCTTTTTGGCTGGTGTTTTTCGCTCCCGATAGGTTTGTTGTTATGTTGTCCCGTACCGAGCGTGAATCAGTAAAGTTGCTTGCAAAAAGCAAGTATGGTTATCGGTTTATTCCTCAATGGATGAAAGAGCGTGGTCCACGCCAAACTACTGACCATCAGTTGAAAATGATGTTTGATAATGAGTCTGCTATTGAGTCGTTACCATCAGGTAGTGACCCTGCTCGTGGTGAGTCTGTGTATTTAGTTATTGTGGACGAGTGGGCGTTTTTGCCCAACCCTGAAGAAGCATGGGCTTCTATTGAGCCTATTACGGATGTCGGTGGACGGGTTGTTGGTTTGTCAACGGCTAATGGTTCGGGAAACTTTTTCCACCAGTTGTGGGTTGGGTCACAAACAAAGTCTAATAAGTTTAAAGGTATTTTTTATCCGTGGGATGCTGACGGTGAGCGTAACGAAGATTGGTATGAGGCTAAAAGCCGTAACATGCAGTCTTGGCAGATGCACCAAGAATATCCACGCTTCCCTGAGGAAGCGTTCATCAAGTCAGGTAACCCTGTATTTGATGTTGACCTGTTGAACAGCATGGAACCTGATGATGGTGATGTTGGTTATTTGCATTTGTATTCTGATGGTAATGGTGAGTTCCGACTTCAAGAGAATGGTGAGATGGAAGTGTGGGCTTACCCTGAAAGTGGTGGGGTTTATGTGATTGGAGCCGATGTTGCTGAAGGATTAGCGCATGGTGACTACAGTTCTGCACATATTGTTGAAGCGTCATCGGGTTTGGTCGTTGCTCATTGGCATGGACATATGGAACCTGACTTGTTTGGTGAACTGTTGGCTGAAATCGGCTGGTGGTATAACACAGCCTTGTTGGGTATTGAAAGCAACAACCATGGTTTGACCACTCTGAAGGCAGCACAGAAGCATGGTTACAAGAATCTTTATAAGCAACGCCGTCTTAATTCTGTCCACGCTGATGTTAGCGATGTTTTGGGTTGGCGTACTACATCCTCCAGTAAGCCGTTGGCTATTGACGAGTTGAACGCCGCTATCCGTGATGGTGGTGTAACTGTGTTGTGTGGTAAAACCTTGGCAGAGATGCGAACATTTGTTCGCAAGGAAAATGGTCGTATGACGGGTAGCCCACATGATGACAGGGTTATCAGTATGGCTATTTGCAATCAGATGTTGAAGTATGTTTGGTTGCCTGAATATCGGGGTGATGTTTCTTTGCCAAAAAACAGTTTAATGTGGTGGGAACAGCATCTTTTTAGCCCCCAAGGTGAAAATCGGATGTTTATTGGCTCCCATAATGTTAGAAAGCGCACACCTTTTTAACATTAGGAACAGATGTTGCACTATTATGATATTTAAATGCTCAAACTGTGACAAAGCCTTTGCTGCCGATGAACTTCCCCGCCGAGGCGAGGTTTGCTTTGCATGTCACATTAAAACCGTCAGATTAGGGTTCACTTATGGTCAAGAAGATTTTCATGGTCCTACTATTGCTGAGCGTCAGCGTCAAACTGTGGAACAGGCTAAAGTTAACGGTTATAACGCCGAACCTGTCACGAACTGGATGTAATGAGTCATGCTTTCATCCGTATGGGTCCCAATCATTGTCGCAATCATTATGGGACCAGTCGTGGTTGTTTTGCAAAGGCTTCGTAAAGAAAATACCGAGCAACACAACCAAGGGCAAATCCTTCTTCGGGTTATCGGGACTAAGGTTGACAAAATAGGTAGCAAACTAGACAATCATATTGGTTGGCATGAGGGACAAAAAGATGGCGAGTAAAAAACGGGGTTTAGACGATATTGTTAGACCAATTAAAGGTGAACTGCGACTTTATGTTGACAAGGCTGTAAAGTCTGCTTATAAAGCGGGTAACACCAAGAAGGCTAGAGATAATGCTGTTTGGTGGGCTAAGGATGCTTACAAGGCTAAGTATGGTACAACTAGGGGTTTTAGTCAGGCGTTTGAAAAGGCTGAACGAGAGTTAGCCGCTAAGCGTGTTGCATCTAAGGCTAAAACTGTAAAAAGAAAAGAGCGATAATGGCTAAGAAATCAGCAGCAGACCAACTCAAAATGTACAAGCAACGCTTAGAAGCATCTAAGCGTTGGCGCAAAGACGAAGGTTATGATGAGGTTTGGCGCAGACTAACAGACCTGTATAAAGGTCATCAATATGAGGATTATCGTGACGAGGACAGACTGCTCGTTAATATTGCTTTTTCAACTATCAATATTATTGCACCAAACATTTCGGTAAACTTCCCTAAGATTGCTGTTAATGCTGTTAAACCTGAAAATGCTCCTAATGCGGTTATTGCTGAAGCGGTTGTGAACTATTGGTGGAAGCATCGTGATATTCGTACTGAGTTCCGCCGTGCAGTAAAAGACTCTTTGATTTGTGGTCATGGTTGGATTAAGAGTGGTTACCGTTTTGTTGAAGAAGAAGTGGTTGGGCAAGACACAGAAGTTTCTGACCCTGTTGAGGGTGGTGAAATGACTTCCACAACGGTAATCCTAGAGGACAGCCCGTTTGCTGAGCGTGTCAGCCCTATGGATGTATTCGTGGACCCTGATGCCACAAGCATGCGTGACATTAAGTGGATTGCCCAGCGTA